TCCAGCCCTGGCGCGCCAGCCGCGCGGTCAGCGCCTCCACTTCCGACAGCTTCCCGAGCGCCACCAGGTGCTCGTTGATGCGATCCGACAGATCGCCGATCGAACCGGCGTACGCATCCGCCACCTGCCGCGCCCGCTGCTGCTCCTCCGCTAGGGCAGCCAGCCGCGCCCGCGCCGCCTCCGTCTGCCCCGTCAGCCGGGCCAGCCGCTCTACGAGCGCCGGCGACAGCCCGGCGAATGCCCGGCGCACGGCATCAGCCCGGCTGATGCCCGCTAGCTGACCCTGCAGATCCGCCAGCTCCCGCCGGGCCTCCCGGATGGCGCCCAGGAGGTCTTCGTATCGCCCCCGTTCGGCCCGAGCACCAGCCAGCGCACGCACCTGCGCCATCGGCTGACGCGGATACTGCTCCCGCACGCGCACAGTCTCCGTATCCGTGCCGGCCCGCAGCAGCCGGATGGCCGCCATCTCCTTGGCCAGTTCCTGGGCAAGCGCCTTCGCCTCCCGCTTGATCTCCGAGGCGCCCTCCTTCAGGCGCCCTTTTGCTGACTCCACCGCCCGCGCTGCCAGTATCCGCCCTGCGGCGCTCGCCAGCGCCCCGCTCTCGTCCAGCCCGGCCTTCAAGCCCGCGCCCGCGGCCTTCCCCAACCGCTGCATCACCCGGCTGGGGCTATGCGCCTCCAGCGCCTGCCGGGCGCCCCGGTGGGCGGCATCGCCAATCTGCTTGCCGGCCTTCTCTGCCTCCGGCGCCCCCTCCTTGAACCCGGAGAGAAAACCATGCCACGCCTCGCGCGCCAGGTTGTAGAGCGTGCGACCAAACCCCCGGATGATCCCAACCACCACCTGGATCGCCCCGGCCAAGATATCCTGGATCCCATCCCATGTCGATTTCACCAGGCGCTTCAGGCTCTCCCACGCCCTACGCCAATCGAGCGTGATGATCCCCAGGAGCACGCCCAGCGTGTTCAGCACTATCCCCAGCGCCACCTTCACCACACCCTGGATGATTTGGAACGCGCCGCGCAGGATGAGCGCCAGGTCATCACCACACCCTCGGAACAACCGCCGCAGGATGTCGGCGCCTGCAGCCACAATCACCTTCAGACTCTGCCACAACCTCCCGGCGTCGCCGGCGATCCCCTGCCATGTCTTCCCCAGATGCGCCCGGATCCAGTCCACCGCTGCCCTCGTGGCGTCGCGGATCCCGCCCCAGTTCTGCTTCCACGCGACCGCCAGACCCGCAACCGCCGCCACAGCCGCGGCGATCGCCAGCCCCAGCGGCCCCGTCAGCGCCGTCGCCACCATTTTCGCGCCCACGATCACCTTCGGCCAGGCAGCGATCAACCCGCCTATCCCCTGCGTCAGGCCCCCGAATGCCATCAGCACCGGACCCACCGCTGCTGCCACCAGACCCAGCGCCAACAGCGCGTCGCGCGTCGCCGGCGATAGCTCGCTCAGCTTCTCCGTCACCCCCGCAAGCGCTCGCACCCACTCCGCCAGGCGCTCCAGGTAAGGCGTCAGCGAGAGCGCCAGCGTCTCCAGGCTGCTCTGCAGCGCATCCAACGCACCCTTCAGACCCTTGTTCTGCGCTCCCGCCAGCTCCGCCGCCACGCCCGCCTCGGTCACCGCCGCTTTCTGCTTATCCCAGGCCGCCGTGCCCTCCGCCAGCACCACGTTCGCCGCGCGGATCGCGTCCGTGCCGAAGATCGCCGCCAGCGCCGCCACCTGCTGCTGCTGGCTCATGCCACTGAGGGAGCGGGTAAACTGCTCGATGATCGACCGCAGCGGCAGCAGCTTCCCCTGCGCGTCGTAGATGTGGATCCCCATCGACTCCATCAGCTTGGCGGCCTTATCCGTGGGCGCCTGCAACGACAGCAACATCTGCTTGAGCGACGTGCCGGCGTCAGATCCTTTGATGCCGGCATTCGCCATGAGCGCGATCGCGGTGGCCAGATCTTCTATGGGCACGCCGGCGCGGGCGAACACCGCCGCGCTCATCTGCAGCCCGTCGGCGATGTGCTCAATCTCCGCGCTGCTGCTGTTGGCCGCCGCCGCCAAGAGGTCCGCCACGCGCGTCGCCTCGCTGCCCGCCAAACTGAAGGCCGACAGCGCGTTCACCGTGATCTCTGCTGCCCGGGCATTGCTCACCTGCGCTGCCGCGCTCATCTGCAGCACGCCCTTGGCCGCAGCCATCGTATCCGCCAGCGTCAGGCCGCCCTTACTGAGCTCCAGCATCGCCTCGGCGGCGTCTTTGGCGCTCGTGCCCGGCAGCGTCAGGTCCGAGCCCAGCTCACGCGCCAGATTATCTAGCTGGCGCATCTGCTCGGCGGTAGCGCCGCTCGTGGCCTGCAGGATGTCCATCGTTTGCTCGAAGTCTGCGGCAATCTTCACCGCCGCCGCCCCCAGGCCCATCAGCGGCGCCGTCACCCCCAGCGTCAGCCGCTTCCCGGCCTCGCGCGCCCCCTGACCAAGCCGCTGCAGCGAGCGCCCCAGTTCGCCCATGTCGACCCGCTGTCCGGCGAACTCCCTCACCCGCCGGCTGGCATCACTCAGCCCGCGCTCCAGCTCCGTGATGTTCGCGCCAACGCGCACGATCAGCCGTGCTACATCCATCTGGCATTACCTCTGTCGCGTCACCTGTCGCGACCACTCCTCCTGCGCCGCCGCCTCGGCCTGCTCCGCCTCCAAAGCGGCGAGTTGCCACCACAGCGGCTGTTCTTGCAGCTCCCAGGGCGGCACGCCCAGGTAGCGTGCCGCCCGAATCAGGCGATACCAGCCCGGACAATGCCCCGCCAGACCCCGGGTGATCAGAAACTGCCGGAGTTCCCGGCACTCGGAGGAGGGGGGGCCGCATCTTGCACTATTGCCCGGAACACATCGGATAGCAGGCGCAGAGGCAGCGCCATCAGGTTCTCCGTCGATGGCGGGAACGGCTCACCGCCGCATGTCGCATCCCAGCCCGCCACCACCTCCGACAGCGCCTCGGCAATCACCGCGCTCTGGCCCTGCTCGCCTGCTGCGGTCGTCACCCGGTCCACCAGGGCGCCGGTCAGGGCGGCGGGCCGGTATTCCACGTTCAGCCGCTCCCCCTCATACTCCACGGTCACCTGTCGCGTCCGGCTTTTCAGTGCCCGAATGTCCATGCGCTCCTCCTACAACGACGCCAGATCCGTGTCCACCACAACCTTCAGCCCGTACCCGGCTGCTTCATCGTAGATTGCACGCAGCTCATAGGTGCCGGTGTATGCCCCGTCCGAATCGCCCCTGCCCGCGCTGGCGAACTTGCAGGGGAAGGTGATCTCCAGGCGGTGGTTGAACCCCGCTTCGATCTCCGGGCCGTTCGCCACAATGCGGCACCACTGCTGCGTCCGGTTCCGCAGCCGCTGCATGTACAGATCCGCCTCGCTGTTTTGCACCACCGTGATCCGCGCGACAGGATCGCCGGCGCCCTCCACCGTGGTCGCGAAGGACGTCTCGCTGTCATCCAGCGTGAATACCGGCAGGTGTCGCTCCTGCACCTGCAGTGTCACCTCCAAGAGCCGCGTCAGCTTCTCCATCCCCAGGAAGCTGTTGCCGAGATAAACCGAGACCTGCGTCGGCGATACCGGCGCCAGACCCACGGCCGTCACCTCGCCGCCGCCAGGGGAAGCGGCGTTGCCAACCGTCACCGTGCAGCCCGTGCCAGCGCCCGTAAGGGCCGCGTGCTCCGCGTCGCGCAACGCGCCCTTGAAGGCGATCACATACTCGCCACCGCCACCAATCACGCTCACGTTGCCGGGGCCGATCGTGGACAGCGCCTCGAGGGCGGTCTGCACCGCCGATGCGGGCGCATTGCGCGCAATCGCCCCCGTCGTCTGCCCCTGGTAGCTCAAGGTGAAGGTGCCCGTCGCACCGGTGACACGAACCGATTGCACCGCGTAGCCCGCCTCGATCGCCTTGCCGATGATACTGGCCTGCAGGGCGGCCTCGTTGCGGTTGAGGGTCAGTTCCAGCGTCCGCACCAGCGCACCAGCGATTCGCTCCGCCCCCACCGCCGAGCCCTTCACCAGGGTGTAGCTCTTCACCGTGTCCGCGCCCCGGTTCGCCGGCACAAACGTCCACCGCCGGGTTTTGGTCGCCGCCGTGGTAGTGATGCTCAGACCGCCGTCGCAGCCCGTCAGCGCCTGGTCCGTGCGCTCCAGTGCGTTCGTGAACCGGATGGTATACGGCCCGCCGGCCGCGCCAGATACCGCCACGTTGCCGGGGCCGATCGTGGACAGCGCCTCGAGGGCGGTCTGCACCGCGGTAGCATCCGCGTTGTACTGGATATCCGCCGTCGTCTGCCCCTGGTAGCTCAAGGCGTAGATGTCCCATCCGTCCGGGATCGACACCACCCATTCCCCGTTCGTCGTGGGCGTCGTCACCGTCGCCTCGCACAGCAGCGACGACAGCAGGTAGACCAGATCCGTATAGCACACCTGCCCTCTAAGCGTGCCCTCGCAGTGCTCCTTCTGTCGCACCACATCTACGCTGAACTTGTTCCCCATCGGCCGCAGCGCCTCGGTCGGCATCTGCGGCGTGATCTCCAGCTCCATACCCCGCAGCCGTTTGAGCGCCGGCACCGCGGTGCCGGCCGTGCTCTCCACCCCGAGCTGCAAGCCCTCGTATACTGTCGCCCTCTCCGGCATCTCAACCTCCTATCGCCGTGCAAAACACCCGATACAACCCGCCCAGGTGCCGATACACCTGCCCGGCCACAACCTCGTCATACTCGATCGCGCTCTCCCGGTGCGCACCGTGGATCTGGTAGCTCTTACCGTCCAGTCTCACCACCACCGGCTCCGCCACATGCAACAGCGCGTCAAAGCGATCGGCGATCGGCGAAAGCTCGCTCGCCGCCCCCGGCCCCACCGCCTTTACCTGCACCACCGCGTTCATCCACAGGCGCGCCGCCCCGGCCCCCAGCAGGTCCGTTGCTGCCTGCACGTTGAACAGCACGAGCGGATACTCGGTGCCCGGCGGCGCGATGCCCTCATAGATCCGCCCGCCCACCAGGGCGGCCAGCTCCGGGTCGCACGCCAGGCGCTGGTAGAGAAACCGGTGCACCCCAATCAGCTCATTCACCTGCCGTCTCCCTCAGCGCCTTGGCCACCGCCGCCGCGAACGCCGGCCGCTCCTCTTCCGCCGCCGGCACCAGGTAGGGCCGCGGCGGCTGGCCTAGCTGCTTCACCCGGCGCACCGGATGCTTCGCGCCCGGCCAATACAGTGCCTTTGCCTGCCGCGGGCGGATTTCGATCGGCTGCCGGTTCGCCTTCGGGTCCGTGCTGAATACCCCAGTGCCGAACTCCACCGCCGCCGCGTACTCCGCGTGCGCTGCCACCTCCGCCTCAAATCGCCCCGTCTGCCGGTGCTGGATCGAGTTTCTCAGGTTCCCGGTGTCCACGGGCGCCTTCTCTTTCGCACGCCCCTCGATCCGTGCCGCCGACGCGATCACCGCGGCGCTTACCGCCGCGGCCATCGCCTCCGACAGCTCCTCGGTCAGCTCCTCGGTCAGCTCGATCCTCATGGATCACCTCCGGCCGCGGATAGCAAGTCACTCGCACCAGCCCCCGTGCCGTCTCCAGCACCACCTGTTCGCCATCCACAGCCACAACCCGGCCCTCGTGCCCGGCCAGGCTCGCCTCCTGCCCGATACGAACCCGCATCGCTATACCTCCACCGGCGGCGGCACATTCGCCCACGGGAACCCGAGTGGATCCTGCTTCCTCCCGCGAGGCCGGGCCACGTAGGCGTGCGAGGTCACCGGCAGCGGTCCATACACCGCCCGCAGCCCCGCGATAAGCCGCGCAACCGCCGCCACCTGCGCCGCCGGCCAATCCTGGCAGCCGTCCACATGCTCCATCTCGACCCCAATCGACACCTCGTTCACACGCGTCTCGCCGCGCCACTCGGCCTTCCCCGCGTGCCACGTCACATCACTTAGCGGCGCCAGCTTCTTCACCTGGCCCGCTCTAGATACCACGTAGTGCGCGCTCACCTGGCTCGCCCGGCTCATCAGCCAGGAGATGGCACTGGCGAAGCTGCCACCGGTGCTGTGCAGCACGATCAGCCGGATGCGGGCCCACGCCGGCCGCGCCCGTCTATTGGGGGTCCACACGGCTCTTCTCCGCGTTCATCTCGTGGACTGCGGCCTCGATGTATCCCTGCGCCTCGTTAACGTCCACGCTCATGCCCGGCGGTAGCATCTGGAAGAAGTGCCCCAGCGCCCGCGTGGCCTTCTCCTGCCGCATTCCCGCGGCCTCGCCGTCTGCCGCGTGCTGGTGCCGATACTCCTGCTCCGTGGCTGCCACTGCCGCCCGCGCCACATCCATCAGCACGGCCAGCGCGTCGCTGGCCACCTGCACCGCCTTGCTCTTGCCCCAGCGCGTGCCCTGCATGGCGGCGACGATTGCCGCCGCAATCCCGCACACCGTCAGCGCCAGTTGCGCCCACTCGTTCAGTGTCTCAACCATCTCCTGCTCCTGACCTCCGGCAATGCTCCCGCATCGCCGCTATCTCCGCGCACACCCCGTGCAACGCCTTCGCGGCCGCGTCTGCGGCTTCCGCGTTGCGTCGGAGTTCACCCGTCACCAAGCGCCACATCAAGTAAAACGCCACCGCCGGAAACCCGAGCCGCTCTACAAACGGAAGCAGATCCCCCGCGGTGGCTGCCCCTGCCGCCGACTGCGCCGACACTGCCGATGCCAACAGCAGCACCCCGGCCACCACCGCCATCGCCACACGTCCTACCGTTGCCACACTTGCTCCCCTCTCGTACGTAGAAAAGGCCCGACCCCCTGGGCCTCATTTACCGCGCGGGCAGCGTGCCCAGATCCAGCGCCGGCGCCGCCGGTACTACCACGTCGCGCCACTGCCTGTCGGCGTCAAACAGCACCCGATACGCCTTCGATGCCACCAGCAACATGCGGAACACTCCATCCGCATCCGATGGCTCGCTCATCACGCTGGCTCGGCTGAGCAGGTTGCCTCCCGCCACCGGGGTATCCCGCAGCTCGGCGCGTGCCGTAGCGCCCACCACCGGCTTGCCGTCGCCGGTAATAAGCCGGCCATACACCAGGCAAAGCCCAGGTGCCGTCGAGACCGCCACGAACCGCGCCGTGAGGGTGATTGTCGGCCCATCCTGCGCACCTGGCACCACCTCGTAGTATACGGGCTCAGGCGCCACGTGCGAGATACTGGAGAGCGCCGCCAGTAGCACCTCTCCCGTGGCCAAGTTGAGTGTGGCAGCGCCATTGGCATCGGTGATTGCCACCGCGATCACGTGCGTGCCCGCCGCGTCGAGCACCGTCACCATCTGCCCGAGGAGCGGCGCGCCGGCGTCGTCCTGCACATGCACCACTACCGGGTTGGCGCCGAGGCCGGTAAGCCCGAGGTCGGTCAGCGTGCGTTGGGCGTGCGACCACACCGCCGCCGGGATGCCGGAGATGGGTGCATCCAGGTGAGCTGCCCGGGTGGCGGTCAGACGACTGGCGACCGTCGCCGCGTCCGCCGCCGCCTGGGCGATGCTCGCGTTGTCGGGCGCCGTGTAGGCGCTCGCCGCCAGCCGCGAGCTTACCGCCACATCCAGCCGTGCGAGGGTATCCAGCAGTGCCGCCCGCTCGGCGGAGAGGCGCGTCAATAGCGCGCTGAGCGCCGTCGAGTGATCGTCGAGTTCGGCGCGGATCTGGGCCGCCGTGGGGGGTTCCACGTAGTCCGCCGCCGCGAGGCGGCTTGCCACCGTCTCCTCCTGCGCTGGATTGGCCGGCAGGCGAGCGTTAGTCGCCTCGGCGGCAGCTTTGGCGGCCGCAATCCCCGCGTTATTCGGGGCGGTGTAATCAGCGGCCGCCAGGCGGCTGCTCACCGCTACGTCCGCGTTGTCGAGCTTCGCCGCGCGCGTGGCCGTGTAGTCTGCTTCCGGG